CTTTTGTCGATGGAATACTTCTCACCATTCCACATCAACGCCCGCGCAGACTCACCAACACGCTCAAGTACCCACTCACGCATCTTAGGCGAACGAACGGACTTAATTGCGCCGTCAGTTAGCTCCACGACGCGAGATTGAATTTCCTCAAGCTCAACACTGGCGTAACGCATGGCGGCACGGCACAAGTCAACGTCCACGAGAACCCCTGCGTCGTTAATGCGCTCGTTGACGTGATAGTCTGCAAGCTCGTCATTTGTCAACTGACGTAGCGACTGCGACACTGCTCGCATAGTCCGCACGTCCTGACGGCAATACTCAATAAGCTCAGGTAGCAATTTGGTGTTAAAAGGAGGAGTGCAGCACTGTTTAACTAACATCTTGCCACGGTGGTCTTTGCGCATCTCGCTAGAGATAGCGCGACCAACATCTTCTAAACTGCCGGGAAGGCAATTTGCCCGTGCTTGCACAGCAGTGCAGTAAAACTGCTCAAGTTTAAAGTCTATCTGTAGAACGTACCAGAATATTAAACGCTCAAACGCGGCGTTATGCGCCCGTATCTGACCCGTGAAGTTGCGAACGTTGTCAGGAAACGGCATATCAGGCGTCCACGTCTGCACTTCGCCATCATCAAAGGCGTAGCACATACACAGCACGTCAGTCGTTAGGTCTTGCGCGTAATTGTAAACGCCGTGCTTAGGCAGGTCACATTCGCTTCTTGTTTCAAAATCGATATAAAGTATAGGCATAAAAAAAGGCGGCCTTTTAGCCGCCCCTCTCCTTATCGGTTATGCGCGTCTGCGGCGGGTGGCAGGCGCTTCATCCTCGACAGCTTCTTCTTCTTTTGGTGCAGGTTCACCGTCTAGGCTAATCCACTCCACAATGTCAAACATCGGTGTGTAGATACGCCCGTAGGCTTTGTGCTGATAGTGTTCTTTACCAAGAGATACAACAGCAACAGGTTTAGTTTGGTCTGTTTCTACCTGATTAGCGATATTGACTGCTAATGTTTGCACGGCGCGTTTACCGCCCACGCTGGTGACTGTGTAGCGTACTTCTTCACCTTTGTCTTCGCCGTCAATACATTTAAGCGAAAATCCCACTTGCGTTTCCCAACCGCGTTTAGCGGCGGCAGGCGCAGGTTCAACTTGTGGCAATGGCTCAGTGACGCTGACCATTTTCTCTCCAAGCACTTCGCCTTCACCCCACGCAATAAAACCGTGCGTGAAACTAAAAGGGTTAACTGCCCACACGCTATCGTTGTCCACTTCAGTTTCAGACGCGCCATATACCCAATGACCTGTTCTGTCCATTTTAAGGATAGTCACGCCACCTGCGCTGTTAGTGTCAGTTTGGAGATTACGAAGTGCATTAGAGATGCTGTTAACTGCTGGAAGGTTGGCGTTGCCAAATACAGATACGTTGTTCATTTTAGATTACCTTTAAAGTTTATTGAGGGCGTTTGTTAATTGTTGCCCGATTAATAAGACAGTAGGGCGCGGGTCAGATTCGTGCGCCATTGTACTGCCAGAAGATACCACTGCGACAACATCATCCGGCATGGGCAGTTTCAGAGCCTTTAATTTCTTCTCTGCCTGTGCCGGCGAAACTAATTTGGAATCGTAGATGTCATCATTTGTCAGACCAAGAGCCAAAAGCGACTCTACCGCTTCTGATTCATTAGTCCATTTTCTTGTCCCCCGCTTTGCAACAAGTTTGTAGTTAGGGACTGGTTTGCCCGCTTCAAGCATTTGAAACGCTAATGCTCTCAAATCGGTAATCCATTGTTCCAGAATTTCCGCTTGTTGTAAATAGTTTGCAATAGATTCTGCATCAATATTATCGAGCGTTGCCTTCAGCGCCCTATCTACCTCACCTGTCATTAACGGACAAGTTGGTTTAGCCGCGCACCACTTGCAGTGTTTGCCACTGGCTAATGGCGCATTAGGTGTTTCAGACAAATCGATAGCTTTCTTAAGCGTTTTCTCAAACTCACGAATGCGTTTAGCAGTAGTTTTCCAGCGTTTGACCGACGGAGGCTGAACAATCACAAGTTCAATAGACGCCGCGCCATCAAACACCCATTCTAACCCTTTTGTGCGCATAGCGGCGGCGGCGTAGAACATGAGCTGCTCGTTCTCCTCTACTTCTACACTAACACCACTGCCAAATTTCCAGTCAAGAATAACAGCGCGGTCCCCAAGTCTACCGATAAGGTCAACGCTACCAAACACGTCAGGCAAGAAATCACCGTAGCTTACATTAGCTTCAACGGTAAACTCCATCGATTTAGAAGGGTCAATTTCATCAAGCGCCGCCAGCGCCGGTTCAATCTTTTCCTTTGCCAACTCAGTCGTCATATCAATACCTGCATACGACAAACTGTAAATGTTAAAGTTATCCTCAGTGAGTAGTTTTTCCATTGCAAGGTGGCAAAGCGTCCCTTCATCGGCATACGATGATGATGGTTTAGGTGGCATTTGTTGCACCAGCTTAACACTGGCAGGACACGCGATAACACGTTTGGCGGTGCTACCGCCGGCGATACTTGAGTGGCTCATTTTTTATCTTCCTTTACTTTTAGCGTATGTAGTTCACCAATTCTAGCGGCATTCATTAGCCACGCTAATTGGCGCAATAACCCTTGTTGTTGTTTTATATATTGCTCTGCGGTCATAACTCAACTTCTCCCATATTTAACATATTACAAGCAAGTCTTGCTTGTTCTTCTGTTTTAAAACAAGGTGTAACAAAACTTTTATGTATTGCGGATAAATCCCATACGTTTTCAAAAGCGTTGTAAACAAGAAAATATTTAGGGGTGTTACTAGATTTCCAATCCATCACATCGTCCCCACACAACCCATCCCTCAATGCTAATAATCTATTAAACCTGCGCATTTCAACTAATGCACGTTCGGCTTGTTGTCGTGTTGGGCGTTCCACTCCAAATTCTTTATGTGGAGTATCACTGCTGCCAACTGCTTCAGACACCCTCCCATTACTCTGAATAAAAAAGTTCCCACCTTTAGGTTGCCACTTTACGGGTTCAGAAACAGCATTAACTGGTTGAATCAGTTGCTCTAATGCTCTAACTCTATTCTGTAAAACTTCAATTGTTTTTTCATAGTCGTTCATTTTGAATCCTCTAATTTTTTTAATGTGTGTAACGTGGCAGCTAAAAAACTAATGTCTACTTCTTTGCGAGTTTTTTTAGCTTTGCGGAACGTATATCGTTTAGGTTGATAGTAATTTTCTACTATATAGTCGTAAAAACACTCTTGCGCTTCGGCAGGGTCGTCGTACATAAATTTTTCTCTAATTGTTTAAAGAGATTGCAGTATATCAAAAAAAGTTTGCAAAGAAAAGTTTGCAATGATAAACTTTAGCCATGTTAGAAAAAGACATCGAAAAATATTTAGTAAAAGTCGTCAAAGAAATGGGCGGCAAATCGTATAAGTTCACCTCTCCAGCGTGTCGGGGAGTGGCAGATAGAATTGTATGTTTACCAAATGGGACTACATGGTTTATTGAGCTTAAAACCGCAGGTGGCAGTCTGTCAGCACTGCAAAAAGTCTTTGCATCAGATATGAGCAAACTTAATCAAAAGTACGCTTGTCTTTGGAGCAAAGAAGATATTAACAACTGGAGAGAGAACAATGTTTGAATTTTTACACTACCTTGATGAAAGCAATTTGGCATACCTTATTATGCTGTTTTGTTTCTTGCTAATGACGCGTTTGCACCTCAACGCTGTTGCTGAAATTACACGTCTTCGTAAAATTATGAAGCAGGTGGCAAGATGAAAGATAAACTTCCACACTACCAAGACGGGCTGCGTCAAAACTTACCAAAAAACTTAAACGAAATTACTCATGTATTAGGTGGCGACAACGGCTCAGGTAAACCCAATGCAGTGATGGTTGCGTATAACACATACCAAGAACGTGAACGCCAAGACTGGGCAAGACTTTTAGGAGGGTTTTAAAATGAGCGCAACTTTACTACTTACTTTGAGCTTCCTTACTGTCGATACCAACATCGACAAGCGCGGCAGAACAACACAGGTTGAGCGCATTGCCTACACAACAACGGCAATACCTTATGACACGCGCCAAGCATGCGTTAACGCTAAAGAAGAATGGCAGTTTGCTGTTGGTGCTTACCAGATGTCAAAACGCCCTGCGCGGGTGATTATGGCGGTGTGTAATGATAGTGCAACGGGAGTGGTAGAATGAGCTTACTAACACAAAAACAACTAGAAGAAATACAAAATTTTCATGATGACATTGGTGAATGTACTGAACCGCACGAGGAATGTTTTATAAAAAAATTGATTAAATGGAACGAAAAACAATCCGCTATGCCTAATCAAGAGGTTTCACCAGTTGGTTATCTATATAAGCAGAAAGATTGTTATGGCGGAATTCAAACAGTGTTTAGCTTTGATAAGCCTTATATCACATGGCATACCGTTACAGATGTTATTCCTGTTTACACAGCACCACCAAAGCGTGAGCCACCAATTACATCGCGTGAGATGTATCAAAGAGGTTACGCAGCGGCAGAGCGTGATTTAAATCGTAAGCCTTTGAGTATAGATTGGGCTGAAGCCCCAGAAAACACCGCAATAGCAAAAGTAGCTTTATTTTGGGTAACTGAAGATAATTTGATGCTTGGGCGAAAAGATTTGGCGTCAATTGAAAAGCCTGTAAATGGAGCAGATGGTGACTGAAATAACCTTAAAAGCCTACTGCGCGGCACATAAAGTTAGCCGCACCAGTATGGACTATCACATCGTTAAGATGGGGGTATATCCTGCCGGCAGCATAAGATTATCTGAAGCAGGCGCACCTTCATTCTTGTGGCGCGTTAAAGATTTAGACAAAGCCAGACTTAGACTTGGCATTAGAGGGAATGGAAAATGAAAGATGAATTATTTTATATCGCTATTGGCGCGTTCTTGATTGGCGCTATTGCATCAACGTTGACAATTTACGCCACGCACAGACATTATTACGAAATCACGAAGACAACTATTGGTGAATTCATCATTCACGACGGACGCATCTACTCAGTGTATGAAATGGAAAGAAATGTTCGTGGGGAGATGATAGCAAAATGATTCATTACCACGGAACGCCTATTGGCGGAACACGCCAAGATGTAGCACGGTTTTTAGTTGGCCGCCATGCTTTAATCCCTTTTGGTAGGCAAGATGATACAGGCGCAGTTTTAGAATTTTGCCAATCGTTTGTGCTAGATAATGGCGCATTTAGTCATTGGAAAAAAGGGCATGGCGCAATTGATTTTGATGCGTATCTGGCTTGGGCGCAATCACTGTGCAAACACCCATCTTTTGACTGGGCGTTAATACCAGATATTATTGATGGAACAGAAGAAGATAATAGAGATTGGGTATTAAAATGGATTAGAACAGGAACAAAGGCAAAAGGCGTTCCTGTGTGGCATCTGCACGAATCTTTTGAGTATCTCGAATGGCTTATTGATTGTTTTGAAATTGTAGCGTTAGGTAGTAGTGGAGATTATGCAACACCAAACACTAAAAAATGGTGGGGCAGGATGTCTGACGTAATGAATGTTGTTACAGATAGCCAAGGCAGACCAAAGTGCAAATTACACGGGTTGCGTATGCTTAACCCAAAAGTGTTTACTAAACTGCCGTTATCGTCAGCAGATTCAACTAATGCCGCTGTTAATTGTGGCTCACTTGATAGATTTGGAATTTACAAGCCTGCCACAGCAGCTCAGAGAGCAGCGGTAATTGCAGACAGAATCGAGCAGCATAACAGTGCCCCGTTTTGGTCGGTAGAAACGCTAGCAGAGGATTAAAAATGACTAAAGACGAACTTTATAAACGCCTGACGATGGCGCAGAAAAACAAAAAGGAATTGAAGAAAATTAAACTTCAACTCCTCAAAGAAATCGAGCAACTGAAGTTAATGCTGAGAGCATTGGAGGAAGGGTAATGGAAATTGATGACTTGGCAGCAATGGCGTTTTACATTGGCGTGTTATTTTTAACGGGGATTTGGCTATGTCATTAGTTAAACCTGTATCGCCAATAACACCTGCGCCAACAGCCGTTGACTGTAAACATGACCATTGGCGCGTATATAATAGCCTTGGTTACCGCGAGTGTGACCGATGCAAAGAACAAAGACCCATTTTTAACGATATACGGCATCAAAGATGAACATTTCACAGATTTTTATTGGCTTGTCACCATTTTTAAAAGACAGATTTACAAGCGAAGTATTTACGCTTGGGCTAATTAACGAGCTAAACGAGCAACGCTTTCGTGCTAGATGCCGGCGCCTGATACGTCAGCACAACGGCGAAACGCGCAAGCTATACAAAGCACTAAACAATTTAACAATGAATGACAGACTGCGGTTTTTTGATGTGGTGAGCGGACATGAATGACAAAGATTTAGATATAGTAAGAGAAGCGGTAAAGTACAACAGCGTGACCGGACACTTTTACAAAGGCGGCGCATCTACACCTGCTGCGCTTAACTGGAAAAACAAAAACGCAACAATTAACGTTAAAAAGAGTGGGCTACACTCTAACTTTTTAGCGTGGAAGGTTGCGGTGTTTTTAGCCTACGGTTGGTATCCAGCGCATACTGACGCGGTAGAGTATTTAGATGACAATCCGACTAATTTGCGCATCAGCAATATTAGGGTCATTAAAGCCTCTGAAGACGAGATGACCATGATTGACTTTTGCGACGAAAACGATTTGCGCTACCCCAGCGTGTCGGCGCTTATGCGCGGTGAGCCGTTTACCCGCCGAGTAGAAAACGGGTATTCAAGAGCGTATTTTAGCAAGAGCTTACTGGAAGCAAATTGCGCCAAATTGCTTGCTAAAAAACTTCGCGATGAAGAAATTAGAGAAAAGCCTAAAAAGCGTCCGATGGGCAGACGCCGAAATGAACATTTTATGCAATTCTTGAGAACGCACACTATCGTGCCTAAAGGTTGGGAGATGACGCTATGCTAAAAGGCGACTCAGTACACGCAGGCGACCCCGTAGACGCGCCAGCGCACTATCAAGGTAACAAAATGCAGTGCATCGACGCAATGGAGGCAATGCTAAGTGTTGATGAATTCAGAGGGTATTTGCGTGGTAATGTTTTTAAGTACCAATGGCGTTTTAGAGATAAAGGTGGGCTTGAAGACTTGCGCAAAGCACGGTGGTATTTAGACAGACTAATCAAATTGGAGAATTTCTAATGTACGCATTTAAAGGCTATCCAGTAGACCAAGACCCAACCATCAAAGCGCTACGCGGCGAGGACATGGAAAACTACATGAATTTGCTTAAATGGTTAGACACTGTGCCGTTTATCCCTTTGAAGGTAAGCGACATTGTGTTGCCTTGGCGGGATAGATGAAACCAAAGCTCAAAACGATGAATGGGGTGTGGATATGCTACACCCCTTGCTGCTCCATCCCGATGATGGCAGACCACCCCAAAACGGCGTATTTAAGATGGAAATTTATTAATGCTAAGACCCAACCAGATAGAAGCTGTTGCCTTTTTGAGCCAAATAGACAAAGGGATGATTCTTGCCCCAGTGGGGGCAGGCAAGACAGCAATAACACTGACAGCCATGAAAGAGGCGCTCGACACGGGCAGAGCACGTCGGTTCTTAGTGATAGCGCCAAAGCGTGTCTGCACGGACGTGTGGACGATAGAGCCGGCGAAGTGGGCACCAAGTCTGACAGTATCTATCGCCGTTGGCTCGCTAAATCAGCGTCTAGCGGCATTTGACGCGCCTGCGCAGGTGGTTGTGACTAATTACGATACCCTTCAAACGCTACCGCCATTGTCTAAATTTGATGGCGTGGTGTTTGACGAGTTGACTGTTTTGAAGAACCCATCAGGCAAGCGCTTCAAAGCGCTGTTTGCGCGTATCAAAGATTTCAAGATTAAGTGGGGGCTTACCGGTTCGTTTACCAGTAACGGACTTGAGGACGTGTTTGGGCAATGCAAGATAGTGGACGCATCGCTACTTGGTAAGTCCAAAACCGCCTTTCTTCAGACATATTTTGTGCTACTCAATAAAGACTTTGGTGAATGGGTAGCCAAGTCCACTTCACTGCGTGACGTCATGGCGGAAATTAAACCCGCAACGTACCTTATCGACACGCAAGAGTACATGGACACTTTGCCCCCGCTTAACATCGTGCCAGTCAAATGCGCAATGGATATGAAGCAATACGGTGAGATGAAGAAAGACTTTGTGGTGTACTACGAAGACAAAGAAATCATTGCGGTTAACGCCGCCGTAGTGGTCAACAAACTGCAACAAATGGCTAGCGGGTTCTCCTACATTGAAGGACACCCTACCACATGGTTCTCGCGCCACAAGTTTGACCGGCTTGACGAAATACTGGCAGAAAACCAACACGCGAACACCATTATCGTGTACAACTTTCAAGCAGAGCTTGAAGAACTTAAACGCCGATACCCAAACGCGCGGACAATCGACCAGCAAGGCGTCATCTCGTCGTGGAACGCAGGGCGAGTGGAATTGCTACTGGTTCACCCTAAATCAGCAGGGCATGGGCTAAATCTTCAATTTGGCGGCAGTAAAATGGTCTTCCTGTCGCTTCCTTGGTCACTTGATAGATATGAGCAGACCATCGGACGGTTGCACCGTAGTGGACAAAAGAGCGCCGTATATTGCTATGTACTGCTAACAGATAAAACCGTAGACGAGCGCATATTCGCAAGTCTGCATGACAAACGCGCAATCTCAGATATTGCCTTAGAGGAATTAAAATGAACAACTTAACATGGCGCGACATCTTCTTTAATTTGAACAATTACACAGAAGGTGAATTACAGGTGATGATTGAATCAGAGCGTCACGGTAAACGTAGACGCTCTATCTTGGTGCGGTTGCATCAGCGCTACTGCATACTCCGCGCTAATCGTGAGCGTGACGAATTACTCGCTTAAAAACAATTCTGCTTCCGCATTTCTGCGTCGAGTAAGTCCAGCTAATACTTTACCGCCGGCCTTGTTCCACCGCAGAAATTGCTCTGCTATTTCAGATTTAGGTTCTTTTGCTTTTAGCATCTTAACAAGCGTTGACGAAACTAAATTTCCACTGCCAATGTTATAGCAGAGGCAAACAAGCGCATCGTACTCATTTTGAGTAAGTGGTTCGCCAATAGCGTTGACGGTATGCTCATACGGCGCTAGCGTTTGCGCAAGCAAATGCAAAGCCGCTGCTTCGGTTGGTAGCGCCTGATTGACTTTCACAGGTGTTCCATCAGCGTAGCGAGTTGAGCCTATGCCAATCGTCCACACGCCCGCAGGGCATTTATAGCTTTGCAGCTTACAACCTTCAAATTCTTTAATTAGGGCTAACCCTTTTTCACCTATCTTCATTTCTTTTCCCGTAGCAATAGAATAGTGGTCAGTTTTTGCGTCAGTCTTATCATGTCGTTATCCAGCACCCGCACTTGGTCGATTAGCTCAATTAGCGCGTCTGTGGCTTCTTGCAGGATAGGCTTTACGACGGTGGTTGCCCAAAGCCATACAAAATAGACAATATAACCCATGCCGCCAGCGGCAATAATTGGGAATCCATACTGGTTAATATATTTAGCGATTGCATCGGCGTCCATTAATCTTTCCTCTCAACAGGAGGTGGTCTTGGTCTGTCTTTTTCTTGCGGAATGTTAAGCGCCGTTGACGCCAAATCATCAATTTTGGTGATGTCACATGACATAGCGGTAACGCGCTTATCAAGTTGCTTGATGATGCCTATTAGGCTTTTAATCTTCTCAAGCACACTATCGAGCAAGAATTTCTGCGTCAGGTAGACAAAATACATTCCGCCAGTCGCCGCCGCGATAGGAAATCCTACGTCCGAGGCAAACTGGAGGAATTCCATTATTTACTCGTCCACCAAGCAATAAAAGAAAATATTGCGCCAATGGTAAATACGATACCGCCGATAAAGCCTTTGTAACGCGTTTGCTCGGTTTTCATTTCGTCAAGCGCGGCTATGATAGCGTCTAGCTTTCTTCCTCTGTCATCAAACACTTCCTCAAGCGCGTCAATGCGCTGTTCTACTTTAGCAAGGCGGCAGGCTTCGTCGGGCATCTCGACCTCACTTCAAGAATCTAAGTTTATAAAGAACGGTAAAATAGGTTTCCATAATACCATCAATCAAGTTTTGAATTGGCGTGTCATCTTTACCGCAGACTTTATAGCGGTTTTCATCAATCCACGTCACTTGTTTCTTCAAGAAGTCTTCAATATTATCGACATTTTTACTGCCAATAATTTCCAAGTCTTTTAGCAATTGATAACTGCCTTGATACGCTTCTGTAATGCCGTCCGCTTGCTCGATAATCTCATGGTAGAAGTCGTTAAGCGCCATGTGCGCGGCAAAACTTCTAGTGCGGAGATGCTCACGGTGCGCAACATCTCTTGCAAGAAATAATAAAGAGATAAAATGTTCCATTATGAGAGGGCCTGTATTTGCTGTGTAAGCACCGTAAGCTGCGCAAGTAAGTCTTCTTTTGTCGGAGATTGAGGTATTGCTTCAGTTTCTGCAAAGCGGTTATCTACGAAAATACCGTTGATATAATCCCATCCAATACCCGCGCCAGAAGTTATTTCAACAAGCCCTTGTTCTTGCGCAAAATATTCATCAGCAACAACAACGTTAACAACTTTATCATTTTCAATGACTGCGTATGATTTCATTATGCAATACCCCATATTCTAAATTCACCTCTAGCCCCTGCACCAGATGTTCCTGTGGTATTAGCACCCCCGCCCCCTGCTGGCGCAGTTCCAGCAGTTCCAGCAGCCCCGCCATCGCCACCAAAATAAGACGTTCCGCCATTAGAAACCGAATTGCTTCCGCCGCCCCCACCAAATGCAGAATTTCCCGAAATTAAATCACCATAAGTGGTGTTGTTTCTTCCTCCGCCACCGCCTCCATATTGTGAAAATTTACCCGCATAACCAGAAGAAGATTGGTCTCCAGCACCTATTCCGCCACCAAATCCATTAGAAGAGCTTTCGTTTGTAATTCCCGTATTAATTGTCGGTGCACCCCCAGTCCCAGAGCCTCCAGCACCTTGTGAACCCCCTCCGCCGCCGCCGCGTGAAGCATTACCGCCGCCTCCTCCATATGATGAAACTACTTTAGAATTAGCCAGTGTAAATGAGCTAGTTCCTCCAACATTCCCTGTAGCAGTTGTAACCCCCACACCACCGGCTGCAATGGTTACGGTAAATGATGATGATAGTTCACTACTGCTAACAGTAAACGGAACACACGCGCCACCACCTCCACCTGACCGTGTTGTAGCACTAACATTTCCGCTACCACCACCGCCCCATAATAATCCACCAAAAGTAGTATATCCCGGAGGCGTTACAAACGTACCTGTAGCAGTAATCGATAAGCTAAACGGGGATAAAACTGTGCTAAAAAATGACGTGCCGCTACAAGTGATTAAGCGTGTTTCGTTTGGGTACATGATATAACTGGTCAAGCCGTCTATCGTTTCAGAAGCATTAGGGTCTAACGTAATGCTGCCTGTACCAGAATTTTTAACGTAGCAGTACCATCCATTTCCTAAAGTAGCCGCAGCAGTAAATGAAAGCGTAAAAGTGCCGCTAGTTACCTCTACTAAAGTCCCCGAATCAGCAGAAACTAAAGTATATGCGCTTGTTTTTGTACTTCTAGGTAAAGAAGAGTTAAATGTTTGCCCAGCAACAAACGTAATTGCGCCCGTCATCGTGCCGCCAGCAAGCAGTAATACTTGCTCATAGCGCACACTATCCCCCGCAGACGTGCCAGCGGCAAGACCTGTGAGTTTTTTAGCGTTCATTGGCAAGTTAGCCGACGGCGTAGACTGACCATCACGAGTGATGCAGTTAGTTAGCGCTGTTGCGATGTCACTGTTGGTTGTATTTGTCGTTGATGATGAAATCGTTGTGCCGGTGACAACGGGGTTGCCAGCAGGCAGATTGTAGGTTCCTGAGCCGTTAAAAGCCATTATTTTTCTCCACTATATGATGTGCTTGATTGCAGCGCTGAAAGACTTTGCCCAGCTAAACCGCCTGCGCCTATTCTAAGGTTTTGCTCGTTATAAGGCAAACGAGATTGCGCCCGTTCAATAGCGTTAGCAAACGCTTCGGATGACATAAGCTCCCTAGATAACTTTTCGGCAATAGCTTTGTCGGCTTGTTTAGTTACCAAACCATGAATCCATCTAAGCGTTGCGCCTTCCGTTGTCAATTGATACGGCGTATGAGGCGTTGCTTCAGATGCCATTTTCTTTGTGTTTTCGCCTATCCGACGGCCTGTCATAGCAAGTGCTTCAAATTGTTCTTGGTCATTAAGCACAGACATAATTTTTTCTACTGTACGTTTTAACGCCGGTTTACCTTCAGTCAAATTGTCCAGCGCTTGCGCAGTATCATACGGATGATTTGGCGCTTCTTTTTTAACCTTCTCAAGCATTGACTGAATATTTGCGGTTTCTTTAAAGTCAGCCAGTTTAGCCGCGCCTTCTTCTTTACCGTAAGTTGCTTTTAATAGCGTCGCTATACGAGAGTTATCCAGCGCTTTAGCTGTCTTAGCACCTGCATTTTCAGCGCCTGCTGTAATAGGCTCAAATGCGTTACTAATCACTTGGTTTGCCAATTCAGGTTTTGCTTCAGGTGTTAGCTTGTGCAGTATGCGTCCCATCAAGCGAGCGTCGCCATTAACGGCTATTTTAGCTAAATTCTCTGCGTCAGATACACCACTTAAGTCTTTAGCTGATTTGCTAATAATACGCTGTTGATTAGCAACCGATTCATCAACCACTTTAGGGATTGCTTTAACTTGCGCGCCAAGCGCGGCTTGTTTAGCTTCAACGTCACCAAAATACCGAACAAAATTGCTTAGCCGGTCTTTAAGAAACAAACTAGCAGGCGCAGAATCTAAAGTATCTAGCGCTTCACTGTGTTTTTCTATAAAGTCTGCGCCTGCTTGACTGCCTTTCTTTAACGCGTTTTTAAACTTACCTTCGATACCTTCTTCAATAGTTTGCATGGCTTTAAGGTCACTGCCAAAAGCGTTAACAAAATCTATTGCGTGGTCGGGGTGAAGCGCTTTTTCGGTTACTTCCGACGGGCTTAAGCTAGGGCGAGAAAGCGTATTTTCTACGGTAAGTTTCTTAGCCATACCTTCCATATATGGCGCGGCAACAGACTCTCTAAATAGCTTATTTGCACCCGTAAAAGTTTCACCTGCACTTTCAGGTACGCCTTGCGCTATGGTTTGGTTAATCCCCGCTTCTAGCTTTTCTAAATTACTTTTTGTTAAATTAACTTGCCCATTAGTTGATTTTTTTATAGCCCTTAAATCTTCTAAAATAGCTGACCGCAAGCTGTGCGCATCTGCTAAAGTACCTTCAAAAGGTAAATCTCCTGCTTTAGGGTTAAGCGGTTTGCCATTAGCGCCTAGAATTTCAGGTACGTCGTTTTCCTTACCTTTAAGCGCTTTTAAAATCTCATGCACTTTAGGTGCAACGTTACGGTCAATTTCCGTAGAAAGATGGTTTTTAATATCCCCCGCCACGTCAATTAAAGGCTGAAAGCTAAACTTTTGTGGCGCTTGCTCGTAAGCTGCGGTGTATTGTTTGCTTGGCTCTACGCGAGCCGCTTTTTCTAATTCTACTTTCTTGCCCGCAAGAGCTAACCCAACATCACGTTGAGCAGGTTGCGCTACTGCGCTAATTACGCCTTGTTTAGCTTCTTCAAGCCCCGCCTGTTGTGTTTCGGCTTGACGCAATAGCTCTGCTGTACGCGCCGCTTTAGTATTTTCAAGACCGCCTGCTTGCGCAATTTGCGCATCTCGCACGTTTTGATATGGTGCATTAGCGCTTACGTTGCTAACCGGCATCTCACCTTGATGCAGTGCATTGAGCGAGCTTTGCGCTTGATTAACTCTTGACGCTAAGGCTTCTTCTTCAGCCTTACGTTTAGCTGACCACTCAGGTGCTGTCGCTTTGTTAATTTCTGACGATTGAATATTTGCTGCAAGGTCTGGGGATTGAATATCCACTGCAAGTTGCTCTGGCGTCATGCCGCCGCGTAATTTTTCAACCGCTTCAGGTGGCTTAGTGCCGCGTAAACTTTCTAAAATTTTAGCGTCTAAAATAGCTTGTCTTCCAGACTCATATAAAGGCTTACCTAGCATCGCTACACCACGAGCAACAGGTGCTAAAACGCCTGACGTTGCGCCTGCTAATGCGCCAAATCCAGCATTTCCCATAGCAGAGCTATTAGGGTCTAGTAGCTGACCCCCCGCAGTATTCATTAACGCGCCCGCGCCCACTTTAGCCACATAGTCTTTAAGATAGGTTTTAGATGGCCCTGTACTAAGCCCAAATGATTCGGCAGCAGCAGCGACATTTTCAGGCAGCTTTGCCATTCTAGCGCCAGCGCCTGCTGCGCCGCCAAGCCCCATCAAGGGTAGCGTTTCGCCGGCAAACTCACCTGTTTTGAACGCTGCGCTTTGAGGGTCTGCCCCGTACTCTTGGAGTTTTTGCTGAACCGCTGCTTTATAGTCGTCCGCAGTTGAGGTGTTAGATGGCGCAATTAAAGAGCTTAAATTTTGTTCTTTATTAGGCAACGCATTAGCTAAATCTGCGGCGTTAATAGCTATATTTGCCACGCCTTGTCGAGCACCATGACTTACGTTTAGGGGCGTCATAATTCCTCGCTCAACATACTCAGCGGGGGATTTAACTGCCGCCGATGCAAGCGTATCTAGCGGATGCTCCATAAACCGTTGAAGTGTTGATTTTTCTTCTGGTGGCGCTTCCAATGGCGCTTGTTCTTGGGTCTTCCAATTAGATTTAAAATAGTCAAGCGCCTGCTCTTGAGTTGCTCCTTGAGGCGCATCTATCTCATATTCTTTACCGTCAGGCGCGGATATTACATAAGTAGCCATTTATTGCCCCTTTAATCTTATTGCCCAGCCGCCTTGCCCTGCGGGTTGTTGAGGTGCTTCTTCCTCGGTAGGCTTGTATCGGCCAAGCCCTTTTCCTTCGTAATCAAATTTTCTGCCAGTAGACTTCATTGCGTCGTTGTAGGTAGCTGCTATTGACTGAACGCGGCCGCCCAATAATTTATGCGTATATTCTTTAAGTTGCGCAATTTGCTCAGGCGATTTAGCGGAGGAGAACATATTGGAGAATTCATTTCGCTCTCCAGCGGAGCTAAGGTTTCCTATTACCGCTTTAGATACCTCTGGCCCAACAATATGTGCAATCGATTCTGCCGTTTGAGGCCCTGAAACGCCAAATTCTTTAGCAAGTTTTTGCGCGGCAGCATTGGCGGTTTGCACATTTCCGTTTTGTAAGGAGTCAACCAAGTTCGTATATAAGTCTATATGCTGCCCCACTGTTCTAACAGAAGTTAAGTTTTGCCCATATACCCCAGTATTAAACATTTTTTCGGCATTTTTAGCACTTACAATATCTGCTTGACCACCTATATTTTTCTTAAAGTATTCTGGGTCTATAAGACTTGCGGCGTATTGAGCTTGACCGCGAAGCCCTCCTTTTGTGGGGATATTAGTAATCGGCATTCCGCTAATGAGATTTTGTGCATACTCTTTAATTACAGGGTGCAGAGCTGCAATTGCCGCAGCATTATCTGGCGGCACAGAAACTCCACCTAAAGCTCCGCCAACAGACGGCGCTCCAGTAAGCTGAGGTTGAGGTGCGCCAGTAGGCGCTCCACCAGTAGGCTGAGGTTGAGGTACGCTAGTAGGCGTTCCACCAGTAGGTGTAGGCATAGGTGAAAGTGTACCTGTGCGACGGTTAAACACACCTGCTTCACCTGTGGGCGATTGATAAATCATATACGACGGGTCGCCTCCGCCTTGATTTTGTTGTCTTGCTGAGGCTGCTATAGCTGCAAGTGTTTCTCGAGTTTGGTTACTTTGGTCAGCAATAATTTTACGAAGTTCAATAGCTTCTTTTGCTCTTTCGTTCCTACCTTGTTCAGATATATCAAATTGTTCGCGTTTATCTATTCTAAGCGCGTCTGCAATCTCTTTTTGAGTAGCCCTAGTGAATCTGTTATTAGCAATAGATGTTATTGTAGGCGCAAGCTCTGGCGACGTTAACGCCATTGCGGGTGCAAATTGTTCAAATTGGTCAGGCGTAACATTCTGAGCAACATTTTGCTCTAAAGGTTTGGCAGGTACGGTTTGAGGTTGTTCACCGCCCGTAACAAACGCGGAGGTTTTATCCCACCAAGAAGGTTTTTGCTCAGGTGTTCCAGCTTGCAATGCCATTTCTTCAGGCACACGAATACCTGCTGAGTTAAACATCCGCATAGTAGCAGCCGTTTTTTCACGCTCTGCTTTGTCCAAATCTTCTTTAGCGCCTTTTTCTTCATACGCGCCAAGAACATTGTTAAGTGCGCCAAGCACTGCGCCGCCTGTGTTCGGGACGTACCATCCGCTAACCATTTGACCTGCTTGTTGATTAGCGCTTTGTTCTTGTAACTTACGAGCTAAAGCAATTCTATCTTTAGCACCAAGCACTTTTTCATCGTATAAACTAGCCACTCGCACCTCCAAATAGCCCATTCCATTTGTTTTGCAAACCGTTCATAAAGCTACCCTCGTCAGGTGTTTTAGCTTGCATCGCCGCAAATTGAGGGTCATACCCGCCAAATTCATCCGCGTACTGCTGTGCATCGCTTTTGCCCGCATCTTTAATAGCCTGATAACCTTTGCCAAGCGCTTCCGCGTTTTCCATTATGGATTGCGCTGACGGCGCGGCATTACCTCGCGGGTATTGCGGTTGGTTTCTAAGTGCAGCCACCAGCGCTGCGTGTTGGTCTTCACCTAGCATCATTACATTAACCCCAGCATTGAATAATTAACCATTTTAAACCCACTTGGGTGCATAACGATAGCTTCTGGCATGACTTGTTCCACTTCATCCGCCATAACGCCTGAGAACGGCTCACCCCACAAGTAATCCCATGTGTAAAGCCCAATGCCAAGAACGTGCGTACCAATACGTTTAATGTTCTTTTTAAGCCTTCTGTCAGATTTAACCGCCGCGCCAATACCTGCGCCGCCAAGCGCACCCGCTGCACCAATCCCTGCGCTCACCATTTGTGATTGAGCCGCTAATTGAGCGTTATACATGCTCTGGTCATATTGACCTTTAGCAGTAGCCGCGCCAAGAAAATCTGCGCCCTGCCAGTTAGCTAGCTGTGCGGGCTGAGATACGCCAACCGCAGGTAAATTAGCCGTATTAAGTTGAGCGCCTGTTCGCAAGGCTTGCAAAATATTCAATGGATTTTGTTGAATTGCTTGCTTTTGCGCAAGCTGTTGGTTACTGGCTTGGTTGCTTAATTGAGCGCTTTGCAGTTGTTGATTATATAGCTGCGATAGTTGTTCGTTATTTAAGTTAGCGTTGGCAAGGCCTGCATTAAACGTTTGCTGCTGCGCGTTATTACGCGACGCTTGGTTAGAGGTATCCATTCCAAAACGCTGGTTAAGGGCTGCGTTTTGCGCTTGCATATCTGACAAGTTTTGGCCATATTTTTGCGATTGCGCTGCATTAGCAAAAGTGCCACTGCCCAATGCTTGGTCGTACGCTTGTTGCTGCGCAGAGTTAGCAAATTGCCCTGTTTGCAAATTTTGCCCAAATTGTTGCCCTAATGCAGCATTAGTAAGCCCCATATTAGTTTGCATATTAGCGTTGTTTTGCCCTGCCGCTGAATTAGCAAGTTGTTGCGCTGTGACGTTTTGCCCAAACTGTTGCCCAAGTGCCGTATTCCCAAATTGAGCGCCTTGTAGCCCCATGCCAAACAGCCCCTGCGCCGCCGCCGTGCCTTGCCCAATTGCTTGATTTCGCGCGTCTGTATAGGCTTGTTGTTTCTGGTTGTTAAAGTTAGACATTGCGTTGTTATACGCCTCACTTCCTCGCGTAATGCCTTGGTTAGCCAATTGGCTTTCCATCTTTGCTTGGCTTTGCGCAAACTGTGGGTCTAGGTATTGCGTATTCGCTTTGTATAACGCATCTGTTGCGTTTTGGTTAAGTAGTGTTGGGTCTAACCCTAAACTTGTTTTAATGCTGGATGAATTATTTAACCCCGCCCCAAGTCCGAAAGCCTGTTGATTAGCGCCAGAGGAAGTTAAAATTTTGTCGCCATTATTATCAATAGCGTATTTCGCTTGTCCATTAACTTGACCAACGCTATTGTTAATCCCTCCCGCATTATTAACCGCAAATTGAAGTCCGGTTGTGTCAAGGCCCCCCCCTACAAAAGATGGTGTGTTAACGCTTTTTGACATTAAATCAGCAGTAGACGCAGGGCCACCTTGAACTGCAATGCTAGGGTCTATTTTTTTATAGTCAGCGTGGGTAGGGTCTGTTGCTGCTCTTACGGCCTCAAGTCCTTTTAAAGATATACCAGATAACCCTAATTGCGCCGCTTGACTTTGGTCATAGAGCGTCCGGTCATTGCCACCTAATACAGACTCTTGCGTCCATTGCTGAGGGGTGTATGCTTTAACAAAATCTTTAGGGAGCCCTTTTCCTGCGTTGTACGCATCTCTTTGTTTTTGAGTTAACGAAGACATATCAAAAGGTATGCTTCCTTGAGAATCCAATGTTGCGTAAGGATTGTCATATTCGACGCCCGTACCACCTAACTTTATAGGCTTTCCATCCGCGTCTAATACTTGCGCCCCCGTAACAGGGTCTAGTTTAAATTGTTCAACGCCTTTTTGATTGGTCATATTTCCAATCTGATTGTATATAGCAGCGTTTTGATTTCCTGCTGCTGTTTGTTGCGCGGCAAGCTCATATTTTGGTGCGGCAGGCATAGTTGGGCTGCTCATGATAAACTCCTAAATTATCTTAAAAATCGGCATTGCTCTTTGGTCATGGAAAAGAGCCATAAGTCGCCATTATACCCTGCGTCTTTAATTATATGCTCACATACAAACCCTGCATTTATTGCAAACCGAATACACTTTTCATTATCCGCTTGAATAGGCGCTATTATCTTTTTAACTTTTAGCTCTATAAAAGGATAGTGAAAAGCATACCATCGTATTTCTTTATTTCCTCTACCTTCTACTGCAATATGAAGGTGTATCGACCCTTCCTCTATTAAGTTATTATACATAAAGACAACGTTTATCTCGTCTTTATGCTCAAGCGCTATGTAGACTGCGCTTTCATCGTTGCAGTATTTTTTACCTTGTTTTTTAGCTATCCATTGACCGCATCTTTCTGACTGGTCAACTATAATTTTCATTATAGTACGCCTCCGCCTTCAAATACATAGTCCGTTGCATAATAGCGAATATCAGACGTTTTACTGGACGTTTTAATTCTAAACGTGCCGTAATAGCCCATGCCCGATGCCATTTGCCACCGTGAGAAAGGTGTTGTTACTCCGCCCCATAGCGCAGTATCCCAGACACCAGTATCCCAAACGCCTGCAGCAGTTTCTAAAATGTTATAGGGTTGAGGTGGCGCGGAAACTAAATCAAAATTAAGACTAATCTGACCGGAAAACGCAAACGCATAATCGTAGCCCATTGACACTTTAGCCATCGTCCAACGTTTAATTTGACTTTGACTGCCAAAAGCAGAAAAAGCAGGCAAAAGGTCGGTATTGATGACTTCGCCATCATCAGTTGGCCCATCCCAAAACTTAAAGACTTTACCGCCTTGCCCGAAATACATTACGTTGTTAACAAACGCCCAACAGGTCGCATTAACACCTGTAAAGCGTGACCATGACCCGCTAATGGTGTTCATGACGTATTGGTCAAACTGCGTTGAGCTGACCGGCACGTTAATAAACAGCATATTGTTAGGAGGGCTTAATACAACCTGCCAACCGTAATTCGCCGCATAAGCTACGGTTGCATCAGTAATACGTTTTTGTATTTTGTTTGTAATAGACGTTTTGACGTTAACACGGCTAGACATTAACCACTGTGACAAAGGGACTAAACCGTCTTTATTTAGTAGCAGTACGTCGCCGCCGTATTTAATTGTGCAATTGCGCCCTACGGGTGAACCACCGTAATACACGCCGTTAAGCGACCATGTATCGGCTGACGCAGGATTTGTGCCGCTATAAACCGCAATCTCGCCTACCGTAGTAATGACGACAAAATAGTCATCCATACCGTTACCGGCGTCAAGCGTCCATGTTTCAATTTTAGCGATACTGCCCCCATTGATAAACAATGGCGCGAAGTCAAAAGATGTGGCTGCGCCAGCAATGGCATCAGTGTCTAAATACCAACATTTCATGCTGTCTTTTTGGACAAACCATGCGCGGCGGTGATGCACTAAAACGCCAACAAGAAGGCTAGTATCAACGCCTGTAATAGCGTAAGGCGTTGATACGTCCGTCACTTGTTGCCACGCAGTGCCGTCATAAAGAAGCATATAATCTTCGCCATTTACGGCAAGCGTAAATGTGCCGCCTGACGTTGATACTTGACCAAAATACCATCGAGCGTTAGCAAGGCCTGTTACCACTTCAGTTGGCGCGGTAGGCGTTTGCGCTGTTACGTTCCACACACTGCAATCGCCAGCGTCGTCAGCTACCGCAAAGACACGCGAAACGCCGTCTTGACCATCATAGGTAATAAACGATTCAATATCACCTGCTATGCCACTTGACCACAATGTGTAGCCTTTGCGTGACTGCAATTCAGTAGGCAAGCAAAACCAGTTGTCGATGATAACCGCTTCATTAGGCGACATCGTGGCTAATTGATTAACCGCGTTCCACCCACCAATTGGCGCGGTGACAGTAACGGTTCCTGAAGTTTGGCGTTTAGGACGTAGCATTTAGTTACCTATTTAACATGTTTCCAAGTTCTTCCTTTTTCTATTCCCCTAATAGCTGAAGGACTTACGCCATAATCGGCTGCTATTGTTGAACACGACTCGTTTACTGCAAGCCTTGCTCTAATAGCGGGAATATCGTTTTCGTGCAACTTAGCGTCAGGTTGATTAGAGCCTTTTACAGTTACTCTACGGCCTTTTGCAACCATATCAGCTACATTATCAGCTACTGTACCATGTTTTAAATGCGCAGGGTTAACGCAATTTGGTCTATCGCAACTGTGCATTATAACCCCTGTCATCTCAATATCAGGGTTATGGTGCTTAAACATTTCTCTGTGAATAAAGACATTTTTGCCGTCTTTACCTATTCTGCCATACCCATCATGATTACGGCAGCCCATAAACAAATGGCACCCGTTTTCATCTATTACAACGTGTTTAGCTATTCTGTCCCAAAAAGTTTCGTGTCTATACGGTCTTGCCATTGTCTTACTCCAAAAGAATTTACGGAGATAAGACTATACAATAAAAGTATTTCTAGTGCAACATTAACTAGTAGTGTTTCCATAACCAGTGTCAGGCAGGTTGTTCTGGGTGAGTAGTATATTTGGGTAGCGTGGCGCGAGAGATAGCGTATCCGCCCCGCTCTCTGCTGCTTTCCATTTCTCCAGCTCACGAGTGTAATCTTGAAGCACTGCGGTGGTGTCAAAACCTTTAATTTCAAACAATTTGAGCTTTGTGCCAAGCACCATTACACGGTCAGGAAACAGCGTTGTGTCAGTATCAACCGTTAAGCGTGTTTTAGGTGTTCCGTCAGCCGCTACAACCCATGCGTTAGAAACGTATTCAAAGCCCATTACTAGCACTGCGGTAGGTGCAGGCCAGATAGTGAACTTGTTACCCATCATTCTAAAGCGCATACGAGGGCCTGTTGTAACATAGCTTGCTTTAAGCCATTGCCATTCTTGGGCGTCTTTAGGACCAATAATTGACCAACGATTTGATTTATTGTATTGGGTTTTGTCTACCATCCGCGCGAAGTCGCTAGGCATAGCATACTTAGCTTGACTAAACGTAATGGTAATGCCTGTTGCAGTGGCAGTAGCAGGAATAGAAGTTGTAGCCGTTGTTGTACCAACAAAAGTGACAAAAGTGTCTTGTGACAACCCTTCGCCAATGGCCATAAAATCAGTCGATAGCCCTGTTACTGACGACAAATTGGTGATGGTGGTTGAACCTTCAGTAACGTCACCCGTATATTGATAGTAAACCGTTTCAAAACGGTATTCTGCCGCTAAGGCTTGCCAGTCACGCTCAGTTGATAGCGTGTCGCCTGTACGGTTCATCAGCGCTTGAATTTGAAGCACTTGAGGGTCTGTTGATGTCGCCACTTGCGTGGGGACAGGCAAACCTATTTCTAAACAGACATCTTGAACATTCGTAAGTAGGTTTGCCATGCGTTTTATTCCTTAACGGTTCTAACTCTTTTGACTTCAGGTGGTTGTGCATCCATCAAAATTTTCATTTGCGCTTGAAGCTCTGCAATTTGGTCAGATTGAGCTTTAATTAGTTCATCAGCGTCTATTTTACCACGATTTAAAAAGGCTTGTGCTTTATTGCGAAGTTGTGTGCCGCCCATAATACGGATAAACGCCGCGTCAGGTGCGCCTGCAACTTGTTCAATATATCTAAACCCTTGGTAGGCTAGCTCAATGCGGAGTGTTTCGGCAATTTCTGGCCATTCCTCCATTGGCGTACCTTTAATATCTTTTAAGCCTTTATAGGCTTGCCATTGCCGTGCAAAACGGGCTTTGTGGTTATCGTCGGCAATCGTGTCAATTGACAGTGATTTATCGCCGGGTACATTGATTCGGATAAAGTCGTATTCTTGCCCATCGTGCGTTCCAATGTAGAATGAAACGTCTAAGTAAGCATCGCCGCCGGTATCGCCGACATAAGAAAGTTGTTCGCTCATATTTAATCCTAGTTAGTTGGCGGTAAGCCGTCTAGCTTACCGCCTTAAAAATTATACTACTTGACCTTGGTGGAATGGACGGTTGATTTGAATCAACGCCAAGCCAGAGCTAGGAGTACCTGTTGTGGTAGATACTTTAGCATTCAAGATTTGCTCACCATTTACTTGAGCATCGTCAACGCTGCCCGGAGTTGCAGCTAACGCATAAACGTCAGCGCCAGCAGTCATTGCATTAGGTGCTTTAACAGCCGCGACGCCAGAAATTTGATACCAGCCGTATTGTGATGCCACGTTAGCTGACATTGCTACAGCAACTGGGCCAACACCGCCAGTAGCAGGTGCTAATGCAGTTGTGGCTAAGTAAGAGTCATAATCAACTAATGAGCCAACAACAGTTGATGCAACGCCTTTCAAATAAATGAATTCGCCAGCGCCGTAAGTTGGGTCTACCGCAGTAACGATAGTGCCTAATGCGTGGTTCTGTGTGGTATCAGTAAGCGCGATACCTTGAAAACCCGCTAAAGGGGTCGTAATGTTATAAGCCATGAATGCCTCCTAGGTTGTGCTGAATGTTGCGTTGAATTGCGCACCAGAACAGGTTAACGCGCCAGAGAAGCCCATTAAGCGAACAATCGCGTCTTGGTTAACTGCTTGACGGTCGCCGCCGATTGGCACGAAATTACGGTCTTTGTGAGGACGGAAGTACACATATTTTGTGTTAATAAAGTCCATACGAGTTGCAGTTTGGTTGCCGCCGATACCGCCACCAAGTACAACGTCAGCAGAGCCAGCGCCGCCGTAGAATTTCAACGCAGAGAAACCTGCCGCGCCTAATTTATCGTCAGTGATACGTTGGATTGCCTGCAAAGACGCTAAGTAAAGCGAATAGGCGGTTGAGCCTGCATAAATTAAATCAACATGGTCTGTGCCACGAACAACTGATAACGCGACAGTGTTCATGCTGTTTTGAATGTTAGCCGCTGTTGCCGCTGCGCCAGTCAAACCAGTTGAAGTGTACGCGCCATTACGCCAGAAAGTCCATGTAGCACGGTCAATACCGCCGTAAGTACCTGTACTTGGTGAAGTGCTAATCATAGCCGCTAAACCAACTAAGTTTTTACCTGCGTTGCCTGTACCGTCACCATGTAAATCGATGTCGATTTTGTTGTTAAGTCTTGCTTCAGCAATTTCAACACGGGTAGCAAGCAATTCAATCATTGCTTCTTTGCCGCTGTTAGCAAGCATTTCAGGGCCAGAAATCGTTACAGCATCCGCATAATGTTTCAAATTGAACTGTGCAGCACTGATTGGAGAATCAGGTGAAATGTTGATAGTTTCGTAACCGCTATAGCTTGACGCATAGTTGGTTGAAGGGTCGTTATAAAACAATTCTTGCAAAATGGTTGAACCACCGCTAATTGTTTTTACGTTACCGCGTTCTTTCAAACGAAGTAATAACGCGTTGTTGTTTGTTAAGTTATCTTGAGCCGATTTGGTACGGCTTTCGATGGTGGTTGCGATAATGTCACTAATCGCGCTGTTTGCAAATGCCATTGCTTAATCCTCGTAAAATTTAAAATCCGTGAAGGCGCATTGCCTGTCTAACGGCTTCTTCAGTAGTTGCAGGGATAACGGTTCGGTTCGCGCCCGCAGGTGAACCTTTAACCGATACCGCTGCTGCCTTTGCTGCCTTTGCAGCTTGGTCTGCCTGCGTTAAATTTTGACGATTCCCGCCGCCTTGCTGTTGAGCATAGACTTTTTGAAACGTATTATCGTTTAACCGCAATGCTTTTTCATAAGCATCATCTAAGTCATTTGCAAGTCCACGTTCTAGCAGGTCTGCCATCGTCGACTGCACCTCAGTAAAATACTCATGACGTTGCGCAAAATCCGAAATTTTAGACTGAATTTGAGCGTCTTCGTGACTTTGTTTAAATTCCGAAGCCTCTCGCAATTGTCGTTCTTTTTCGTCTAGCTGCGCCTTAAGATTGTGCATGGTCGGGTCGTATGGCAAGCCGGCTAGCTGGTTCATATCAATCTGATAATCATGCGCTAATTTCATTAGCATTTCCGCTTTTTCTTGGTATGACCCTCGACGAAGCGTGTGTTCTGTTTTTAGAAGATTGAAAAACGCGACGTCTGGCGCGACTTGCATCTCGTCTAAATAGCCCTTATACGGGGCAATCGACTTATCAATGCTTTTAGCAAAGTTAGCCGCTGATTTATACTGCTCTATCCCTCTGTGGAACTGTTCTTCACGCTCTATGATATGCTTCTGTACAGTTTCTGGCAACTTTTCTAACTCGGCTGCCGCTTCGGCTTTCCATGATTTCCACGGAGAACGTTCAGGAGGCGGTGCTTTTACTTCTTCTTTTACGGTTTCTTCAGCTTCGCTTGTAGATGTTGATTCTTCAAGTTTATCCAGCTCACGCCCAATAATATCATGGGTAGATTGACTTTCTTCTTCTACTGCAACTTCTTCAACTGAGTCTTCAGTCGTCGTTTCTTCGCTCATTTGGAGTCCTTAGTTAGTTTATTCTTGCGGCAATTTCTTGTCGCAACGTTTCTTTTTTACGCTTTTGCGCAAAATGGTCTACTTTGGGCGTCATGTCCTCGTTACCGACTTCACTGCACCCATTGTTCTTTAAATGCCTACGATGCTGACCTCTATCAGAAATCATACTGCCATCAATTTGTGACCTATAAGGTGCAAACTCGGCGTGTACAAAAGACGCTGAAATAACTCGCGTCATTATCGTGTCGCAACACTCCGGCAAATTGTCATAGTCTGCCAGCTTTCTAAAGATGTCTTGCGTTGCTCCGCATTCTTTACATTTGACTTCGTACAGCGGCATTACGCGGCGTCCTCTGTCCACTCAATTCCTAGATACAAACTAGCGCCAGTTGGTACGGCTTGCCCGTTAAAATTAATTGCTAAAGACTCTGAAGTGCCTCTAAGAACGATAGCTTTGTCATTACGAACGCCAAACTCGTAAGATGACGGCAGTGCTGCCGCGCCCGGCGTTGCGCTAGCGGATAAGTACGTTTTATGGGCTTCTATTGCAATGCCAGTGCCTAAGGCTGAAGGGTTTGCAGTATAGAGTTTTAATGTTGCTGTTTGCGCGTCATCGGCTGAATCTGCCTGTGCAGCGGTCACGTTAGTTGATGTACCTGCGGTGTTAGCAACGGTGCGCTTAATAATGTAATGGTCATATATGGATGCTGTCGTAGCCGTACCCACAATCTCCACTTTTGTCACGCGAATAATTTTTGTCGCAGAACCAGATATTACAAGCACGTCTGTAGCGGTTGCCACAGGTGTAATGTCCTGCGCAACATATCGAAAAGTGGCGCGTGTACCGTTGGTGCTTATGCCTACAACGTTGCCGTCGGCTCTTGCAGCGACTGGAACACCAGTGCTACTGACAGCGGATATAATTTCGTACCCCATTTTAATCTCCAATCATAATAGTAAAAGTATGGCTTCTTCGTCGTCACGCTCGTCTTCAAGCATTTGCGCGATAGCAAGCTCTAGTGCAGCTTTTTCAGTTTCCGTGCGGAGGATTGCTTCATAATCCTCAACAAAAGTAACAGGCTTTTCTTCAACTTTAGGTGCAACCTTAGCCTTTGGTTTAGGCTCTCCAGTGACTGCTTCAACGGCGTCTTCAATTGCTTTCTTAACGTCAGCACTATTGTTTTTGTATTCTTTTTTCTTGGCTTTTAAGCCGCCGCGTCTAGTGTCAATTAAAAACGGTGGTATTTCTGAACCTGTAGCTGAAAAAATAATATCATCTAACGTAACCGCTAAAGTGCCGCTGTTAACTTTGCCGCCTGCGGCCTCAAACGCAATATCCTCTAACGTAATTGATAATACGCCCGTTTGAACCTCGTTCCCCGCAGCTACAAATGTAATATCTTCAAGCGTAACGGCTAACGTGCCAATATGCGTTAGTATTCCCGTGCTAGCAAACGTGATGTCATCAAGCGTAATGGCTAACGCGCCATTGTGCTTTAACGTCCCTGCGCCAGCAAACGTAACGTCATCAAGTGTAACGGCTAACGTGCCGTTGTGCGTTAGCGTCCCCGCGCCAGCAAACGTAACGTCATCAAGCGTTATGGATGCCGTCGCTTCAATGGTAGACCACTGCGCGGTATCCCATATTCCAGCATCCCATAATGCCATTACACGTTACCTTCCGTAATCGTTGCAGAAGAAATAGCCACGCTGTCGCCAGTTGTGACAGACGTACTTGACAAGTTAATATTGCTAGCTGACGTGCCAACCGTTAACCCTGACACAATCAAAGTTGTTCCGTCCGATTTATAAATACTTGCGTTAGCCGCTGTCCCTGTTGCGCCTGCTGTACCCGCCGTAATCGCGCTTAAGGTAAGCACACCGCTAGAGGCTGCGCCAGCAAACGGTGTACCGCAAACGCATTCCACTAATTGAGTTGCGCCAGAAGTATAAATTCTAAGTTTCGCGCCGTTGCCAGCAAAAGTGGTAATTGCATCCGCGCGTGAATTGCGCAAAGTGACGTTAAGTGTAACTGCCATTTATTGTACTCCCATAATTTTACCGTTTGCATCCCGAACAACTTGCTTTGGACGTGTTAATTGTTGCGCCATTTGCGCGTGTTGATTTAAAACCGCTTGATTTTGTTGATTTGCCATTGCCATCATTTGCGTCATATTCATGTTTACCGCTTCCACGAGGCTAGATAACGCGCTATTTGGTTGCGTATCACCTGTATCGGTTAACTCAACTAAACCTTCTTCTTCCTTACCTGCGTTAAGCGATAAAACGTGTTGTTTCATGCTATTTTGAGCTTGAATCTGCGCGATGGCAATTCTAGTATCGTTATCAAGCTGTGTTTTCCACTTATCAAACTCAAGTTTAGCTTGTTCAAGTTGATTGCTAGCCTGAAGTTTAACTTGTTCAAGTTGCATTGTCGCTTGTTCTGATTGCTGTTGTGCTTGCATCTTCATTTGGGCAATTTGAGCCTCGGCTTGGGTGCGTTGCTCGTCTTTGCTTGGTGGTTGAGGTCCTTGTGCTTTTTTAGCCGCTTGGTCAACAAACTGTTCAAGTACACCTTCAAGTTCACGCCCTGCTTTAAATCCTCGAACACCATAAAGCAATAGCTCTCCAACTAACGGCGCTATGGCAGGGTCTTCTTTAACCGCGCCAATACCGTCTTTAATAAAGCTACTCACCGCTTGCAAAAACTCCATGCGGTTTGCTTTTTCAGTCTGTTTATCAAGCTCAACTAACGTGTCTGTCTGTATGTCAACGTTAAAGACTCTAGCAGGCTCATTTTTAAGTAATTCAACTGCCTGCTGCGCAAATTGAGCGTCAGGCGTGTTCATAATACCTGACACTTCAATTAATGTCTGTGGTTGGTATTTTGAACAGATAATCTCTGACTTCATGCGCAGGATTTCACGCGCAAAGCGATACAGCCCGTCTTTCATGTTGCCAAGACGTAGTGATGCAAACTGACTCTT